GCAACGGTGAATATTCCACTGTGATTGGCCTGCGGGGTTCTCATGATCAGTCGCTGGCTGCCGGTATCGTCGCCGGTTCCGGGGTATTTGTCTGTGATAATCTGTGCTTCAGTGGCGAAGTGAAGATCGGCACCAAACAAACCACCAATATCCTTGATCGGCTGCCGGAACTGGTTTTCGATTCTATGGGCAGGGTAGGGAATCTGATTGATATGCAGCATGAACGCTTTGATGCATACAAACAGAAGCAACTGCCAAAGCGTGCCGGGGATGCTGCCATTATCGAACTGGTGCGCCGGGGGGCAATTACTCCCAGTCAGACAGGCCGTGTAATCGAACAGTGGGATACCCCCAAGCACGAAGAACACGCCCAGTACGGTGACAGCATCTGGAAGCTGCACAACGCTGTAACAGAAGTCTACAAGCCCAACAACGACCACACCAACATGGGCACCTTGCCTGAACGCTCACAGGCTCTGACAGCCTTCTGTGACGAGGTAGCAGGCATCAACTGGTAAGACAGGGCACGGGGGCAGGGATGCCCCCAAGCTTTTTCTGAATATTCGGATATTCTAATATAGAAAATAATTGAAAAAATATTCAAAAAAGGCTTGCATCTGTAACACTTTGTGCTATAGTTAGAGACAGTTAAAGACAAAACAAACCAACTGCGAGGCAATTAAAATGAAATTTGAAACCGGCAAAACCTACGGCACCCCTTCTATCTGCAACAGCGATTGCATCTTCAGCTTCACTGTTATGGAGCGCACCGCAAAGATGCTGACAATTGTCGATAGTATTTACGGTGAAAAGCGTGTGCGGATTACCCTGCGGGATGGCGTCGAAACTTGCCGCCCTCACGGTAATTACAGCATGGCACCAACTGTTGCAGCATCTGAAGAAATCAACTAAAAATAACCGGGGGCGCAAGCCCCCACCAATTGCGAGGCATAAAAAATGAACAAGCATGAATACAATCAGAACATGGTAGATTTTTTAAGCCGGGTGCACAGCAACTGCATGCAAACACTTTTGGATCATAACAGTGGCTGCAACACTCATTACCCACAACACAATGAACTGCGTGAACTGGTAGGCCGTGAATGCATGTTTGCTGCTCTTGATTTTCAAGCAGAATTAGCACATGCTTTGCGCTTCAATCATGTGCTTGATCGGGCAGCACGTTGCGAATTGTTAAAGCGTAAAATACAAGATGGCTTTGAATTTCTTTACCAAGCAAAAATTAATTGACCGGGGGTGAAAGCCCCCAAGCCCCCTTAACCGGGGGGCAACAACTGTGAGGCAAAAAAAAGAAATGAATATAAAAAAATTAAATGATATGTTCATGAAGAATCTTGAATCTTTCAACGCTGAAATCAGTGGTGAATATCTAATGATTCAGAATTCCACTATACAGGGTGAAGCCCTTGGCATTCGATATAAAGGCATTCCAATTGCTGTGATTCAATATGATCCCATGGCAGGCATGCACCGGGCATGGATTATTAATGGCGAACGCTCTGGTGAAAATGCCCAGTTCCGTAAACGTACTGCCGCGCAGTTTTGGGTAAAAGGTATGCTCTATGATACGTGGGCACACACACTGAAAACCATGCAGCAATTTCCTGATTAATGGTGGTGATATATGGCTAAGCATGAAGCGAAGAAAGTGGCCAAGAAGAAAGTGGCCAAGAAGAAAGTGGCCAAGAAGAAAGTGGCCAAGAAGAAAGTGGCCAAGAAGAAAGTGGCCAAGAAGAAAGAGTTTAAGCAATCCAAAGGTACACAAGCCAAAATGCGGCGATTGCGTGAGCAATTGGATTTGATTGATACGCTGGAATCCCAACTGTCAAAATGCAAAAATAAACGGGATGAATTAAAAAACGAACTGTTGCCAATCTTACAAGCTAATGGGCTGGAATCAATGGGCAATGGTAATCTAACACTCTATATAGAAAAACAAGATACTTATACCATTGTAGATGGCAACTGGCATGACTGTGAAAAATATGTAAAGAAACATGATGCTTTTGATCTATTACATCGGCGCATCAGTGTTACCGCATGCCGGGAACGCTTCGGCATGAAACCACCAAAATTTTTGAAGTATAAACAGATTACTAAGCTACAGCACAAAAGGAAATGATTGTAATTTTAGATCATATCTGCTAAATTAAAATTCTCACAGGTATGATCCATCCAAACTTGTTTGCCTCGCAGCAACAAGCCTTAGTAAGCACTGAGGGTTCAGCCCCGGCACCTGCCGGGGCTTTTTTTATTCTCAAGAAATTTCTTAAAAATAAAGAATTGTCACAGCATTGTTAAATACTAATATGCTAATGAACGATTCTAAGCCTTTCTGAGCCGAGCAAAAGAGATGTAAAGGAATGTGTGGCAGGTGCCGGGAAAGTGGATATCTGTGCACATGGCTAGGCCAATTATTCTGTATTCGGGGCGCAAGCCTCACGAATCACCCGCATGCGGCCTGTGCATTCCTTCAAAGCCGCACCACGGGCTTCTGATTCTTCCAAACCATCACGATATGTAGGGCCATTAGCAATGGGATAGGCACAATCCGCGGCCAACAGGGTGTCAATCTGGCAAGTTGTCACGGGCGGTACGTTCCCGGCGCACCCGGTCAAGGACAACAGCAGGCATATCATGATCAAGGCATTGATCCTGTGCCCGTCGAATAGCGTTAATCGTTGCGGCTGTGGCATGCTTCACCTTTTTCATTTGGGCTAGATGGACATTGATTAAATCATTTTTCTTTTTATCAAACAGTTTACGTGCGTTTTCCGCTGCAATAGCATCTTCACCTTTGGCAGCGTCATATCCGGCCTGATATTGATGTTGGCTATACCAATAAGCAAAAGCCAATAGGGCCAGTATAATGATAGTGCCAAGGATAGCTTTAATCGGCACGCTTAGCCTCCCTGTGGCCCGTTAGCATCATCATACGTAGCTGATCCAATATAAACCACGATAATGCCAGTAATGAAACTATAGAATGGCATAGCCAACTGCATCAATTTGATTTCTTCCAAACATAGTAATGGGAAAGCCAGCCCGGCGATAAATGAAGCAATAGCCATGCGGCGGCGCACGCGCCAGCGTCTACGCTTTCTTATTTCCTCACCACTATCTTGACTCATGACAATCCTTATAATAATAATTAGCAATATTGGTTACTTGCTGGCGGGTATGCTCTACCTGTTTACTATTTTCAAACGCTTTATACCATCCTGATAAAGTAGACAATAGCACGAATATTGCCGTGGCTAACTTTACTTTATCAATAGTAGTATCAAGCATGGGGGGCATTCATCATCATAATAATGATCAGCCCTACAACAATTTGTAAGGCACTGACTGTTAGGAATCCGGCACGCACTTCTTTTTTTGATACATACTTGGCTTCCGTTTCTTCCCGCAACTGTTTCTGACATTCTGCCAAGCGTTGCGGGAAGGCATTTACATCTTGGTCAACTTGTCGAATTTCCTTAAACAACGCATCAAATCGTTTGGTATCCTCCGTATCATGACTAGTCATGAATTTAGATAAAGCATCAACAGCCGCCCTAGTTTCAATAGACTGTTTCATACTTTCTAATTCTGCAAGGGTCATTGTTATTGTATTGTTTTGCTCTTGGCTCATGATTGGATGGCTTCCTTGTAGGCCTCCCATGGGAACATGGCACCGGGATCGATCTTTCTTAATGGATCAACATCGCTGTGCCTTTCAATAGCGTGGATATTGTGCCTGCGCACCCACTCTTTACCTTGTGCAACGCCTGCAAAATATGCAGCATCCGTTAAATAGTTCTCATGTTCAATTGCATCCGCAAAAGATGCGTAATCATGAATGCGTGGCACCAAGAATTCAATGCCCAAAGTATTCGTATTATGGCCCTTGGCATGCCATGCCCCCTGATCATCACGGCGACAACGAATAATAACGCCACTGGGAGTAACTAAGGCATGGGCTGATAATCCAATTATTTTCAAAAACTCAACGGCATGTAATTTTTTACCGTTATGGATCACATATTCCGCCATTGCATGCACAATAATACTGGTCGGGGTTTGTAATGGAGCACCCCCGTATAATGGTTCATTAATGATTTGCTCAATCATAATATTTACATCATGGCCAAGCTGGATCGGTTGTTACGTCATAAGCTTCGATCTCTGCCTGCGTAGTCAATGCCTCAATATCTGCCTTGGCCTGTTTCCCGGCAGTGTATATATCAATCGCCTTTTGCAGATCGGCTGTTGGCTGTTGTCTCGCCGCAGGATCGATAGATTTCCAGAGTTCACCGATCGGGGCGATCGCGTTGTAGTCCTCGATGCCCGGAAATATGGCATTGATTCGCGCCAGCCCTTCAGCTTTGAGCTGAATAATTTTGTCTGTCTTTGCTGCATCGGCATACTGTTGCGCTAGCAAGGCTTGATCGAGACTTATCACCCCGCCTATATAAGTAAAGGCCAATAATCCATAATCGATCATAGCCTCGGCCTGAGCGTCAGTTATTTCGATCGCTTCTGGCGGGACTTGTATATCTATCGAGTTCAGATTATAAATCTGGGTTACTATATTGTTCTGATCAATTGTGATTTTATAGGCCATAATCAAAACACCCTTTTCCAATAATACGTCGTTGCGCCACCGGCCGCATCATTTATCCGTAAGTTTGATCCATCAGAAACGAAAGGCCCCATTGCTAACAGCGATGTACTAAAATCAACTACCGTTGTCCATGTACCGTTAACGTTTGCCTCTATTTTTCTGCTCCCTGACAAGCCACCGACCTTAATATATAAATAAATACCTTCAGGGAGCGTATAAGTTGTGTCGATGCTCTGATTAGATTCGGTCGAGGATGTTATCCAATTAACGTTATCTGCGTCTATACAATCTGCATCAAGTTCGGCATTGCCAATCGCCGCCGCCACGATTTGCGCGGTGTCCACGCTGTCCGTATCCATTGCCGCTAATTGGATTTTAGGCGCACCAGCGGCACCTTCAGTAATGGCAATCGGATTATCTCGCAGCAATGTAAATAATGCTGCGGTACCGGGCGAATCGGCATCAATATCAGTATCAGCTATAGCAGTATATGTTGTCATACTTCACTATTCCTTGAATGATGTTAAACTGCGAGGTACACCGAATGTGCAAAACACAGCAAAATCTTTATCAAAGACACCATTTACACCACGTTGCCACCACCCACCAAAAAATGTGCATGCTGGGCAAGCCTGTGCTTTTACCAAAATCCCCCGATTCAATGGGCAGGTATTAACTAGCATATTTGGAGGAACATTTACAACCGGTACCAATCGTGGCAAGCTTATTACGCCATCAGGCGTATCTACATTTTCTCGCTGATGGTTAATTGCCACGTTTGTACCTAATGGGCTATTCTCAACTTTTGTTCCAGACATAATCGCCACCTACTGTATTAATGACGGTCTATCGCCATTGCTCATTTTTTCAGTTGTTGTATCACAGATAAAACCATAATAATCCTGATCTGCTTCTGTTGCCAATAAATAATTGGGTGTGCTATTAGGTGCGATTACCCAATATTTCGCATAAGGGATTAACACGCCTTGTAAAAATGTGCGCGATTTCAATATATCGTTACGTGCAGCTACCACATTAAAAGTTTTAACCTTATTCGCGCCATATAAATCTTGATTGATACGAGAATTTAAACCAATATTATCTGTTATACTCACATCATTAGATAAATCTAGCTCGCCTTCTATTAATTCTGGGTTATTCCGATATCTAGTTAATTTGCGGCTAGATACTTCCAAAGCAATTGATGCACTATTGACAAAGCGGGCATAGATTTTTTCTGGCCTTGCTTCACCATATTCATTATTGCTCTCTGCATTAACATCTACCTGTATTCGGGCAGAATTATAGTTTTCTGGGCTGCCTAACTCAAATGGATTTTTCACACCATAGAAATACCAGATAGCAGAGATACGATCCTTTGATTCCGGTTTTATTTTTAATGTTCCTTCAATAAAATCAGCATCTGTAAATTCTGTATAGCTAGAAGTAGAACGCACAGATTGTAAAACTACAGTCTGTGCTTTATCATCCCATGCCAACAACAAACCACATTCTGTGACTAGTTGATTTAAAATCTTATCAACACCTTCCGGGGCAACCAGCACAGCCGAAAAATCATAGGTGCTAAGATAGTCATTCATTTCTGTTGTCCAAGCGCCAGCATAATCAATATATTGCGAATCAATACCAGCATAGTTCGTCAACAAATCATAAATAATATCAACCACATTGATAGCAGACCAAACCTTACACTGTTGCACATCGGCATCTGCATTATGGGAAGCGGCCACGGTACCTTCTTGGGCACGGGTTAAAGTTAAGGTATCCCCAGAACGGGTAAAATCAACAACTTCATCATCAATAGCAAGAGAACCACTTGCTGCGTATTCCTGATCGCCAATGCCAGTAGGCGTTAAGGTAGCACTCGTTGCACCAGATGTAATTGCAGATAATAAGCGACCCGTAGTTTTTATCGGACATATAGCCCGATCATAGGAAGTCTTTTTTAGTAAATCTTTTGATAACAGTCTAACATTATCATTAGCATCCGGTTGGCCTATTTCTTCAACCACAAAACCATGTGCTTGAAAATCATCCTCACTGAATCCAGAAGATGACAGAAACCCATCATAAAAAGTTATATCACGAGACTGGTAATAAGGATTGCGTGCCAACAATTTACCAAAATAGGTGCCTTGTGATTCAGGATCATAGCTGCGATATTTCCAATAGGGATCAGTCATACGATCATGATCAGGAAAATCTGTCAAAGTTAGTTCCAATGAGTCCCGCTGCCCCAAACTTTTACCCGGTTTTGTTTTGCCGGGTGTAAATTTATAATCCTTAATGCATGGTATAAAATCTTCACCCTTTGGTAGATTGGCTGTCTTAGTACACCACCGATGAATTTTTGGTGCGCCTTTTACCCATGTAGCGGAATTAGAAATTGTCATATCATTTCCGCCAATTGTTCCATAATCAGTGATAGTTGTTCCTGATCCATCATTTATAGGGTAATCCATTACAGCATCACCCAACGAATATGGGGTTCCCTCTTTATAGGATCGCCACGCATCTATCGAATCTATAACGCGATCATACATTCGGCAATGATACATAGTAATATCCGCGAGATATGACGATGCACCAGCAATAAAATATACAGCTGTTCCGTAAGTTTTTAGTGCTTTTGATATTGTAGCGATGCTGGCAGCCTGAACACCATTGACATAAAGTTTTGCTTGATTATTTATCTCATCGACAGTTAATAGGCATTCGTATTCTTTTCCAATTTCTGCATGCACGCCAGAATAAACAACAAGCGCAGTGTTGTCGTAGTACCATATAAATCCGAGTATCTCGGTTGTAGTTCTGCTAATATATATACCAGTGTGATACCCGGATCTTCCGAATAGAAAACCATCGTAGATAGTAGCTGGATCTGGCAAGGCATTTACTTTAAACTTACACCAGTAGCTATGATCATTGCCATCATCTGTTAATGTTTGCGCAGACGCATTAGGTGCGACATAAGCATTTTGAGATAATGATTTTTCAAATTTAACGCCGCTATTATTGAAATTCGCTATACTTTGACAGCTTGCATAAGTATTAAAACAGGGCTTTTCTGATGTTTGCGCTATAGCAGCACTGGTTGTTTTTGTATAAGGAACATGCCTGTCTCCCGCCCATGAGTGCGCACCCCATATCAGAATCCCATCGGTGCCATTAGCCGCCCAACTATATGCCCACGATTCAGAATAAACATCTATATAAAAAGTATTGCTTGTCTGTGTATTTTCACCTTGGCCGATAACAGATAGACGATACCAACCATTTGACAGCTTATCTACTTTTATCGAATCAGGGTATCCAAATGAGTCATAAATAACACCTGTGTCTAGCTCAAATTTTATTTGTGCATGGTGTATATCAGTTGAATTATAAGTAAATATGTGAACATTATTATATCCATCCGCCTTCAAATAAATTGCGTTACAGTTATTATCATCTGCCGCTGTTGTTACGATCTGAAAAATACGATGGCCAGAACTGGATGTATTCGGTATCAATTTATCTGCCGTCATTGTTCCATCCGGCGCTACTGCTGCATTTGCAGTTATACTAGAATCAACTTTTATCCATGCTGCGTTATTGAACTGCTCACTATAAGTTAAACGATTCCCCGCGCCAGCACCACAACCAGATTGCGGATCACCCCAACGCGCACCACATTTATCCAACTTTATATCGGCCCATGCGAATGGCTCACGATTGATCTTTGCACGTTCAATGGCAAGTGTCATGATATGACCCCTTCAACCTGCAATGTAGCTTGATAGTATGGCAGATTATGTGTTGCTTTAGGAGAATCCATACCATTTGGTTTAGACCATAATACTAATGCATCGCTATCATACACACCGGGATTCCAGTTAAAGAAAAATGGTTTAGTTTCTACAGCCTCAAGGAAGGTGCGAAAGTTACCCCGCATTTCCGTAGTGTTCATAAATTCAAATTTTAATTCGCCTTCCACACCTTGTTTAATTAAGGATCGCCCAAGGAAGTTACCAGCTTGCGCAATATTGTTAATAATCTTATTTTGTCGATTGTCGTAAATATTTTGCCAACCAATGCGCAAGCCATGGGGCATGGTATATTTATTTCCAAGGAATAGCATACCAATTAACGCTTGATATGTTCCAAGTCCTGACTCATAAGCTACGAGCCGCCAGTAGCGGTAACTTGCGCCAGAAACAGGAACAAATATCACGTCATCAGAATCAATTGGCACATTTTGAATTAGAACATTGCTTGATACAAAATTATCAGTGCTGCCACGAATCGCAACCACTGCATTAGCCCCTAGCGTTGAATAAACATTATGGAAAGCCATACCAAAGCAATCAGGTGTCATAGCGCTACCCATATCCAATGTCACTGTTTGGTATGCATTCGGCGTAGCAAGTTTCCACCATGTGTTAGACCGCCAATCGTAGGCATTCTCAACTTCATAGCCAGTTGCAGCCGCGACCTGTGGAGTAACACTGACAGCACTATCAAACCAGTTATTATATCCAATTATCGGGGTAGCCATTATCCCACCGTGATTCCTTCAATAGATGCACCATCACGAATCAAATCGCTAATGCCTTCCATTACTTTAGTTAGCGTATTACGGCTAATAAAATCTGTTTCGCTGTCAATGGAAAGGTGAACTGTTGTGCCAGTTTTTGCCCCGGCAGTCGCAATAGATTCAATTCCTGTTATGGGATTGGCTGCTGTAGATACAGATGGATTAGCACCACCTCCAGTACTGCTGCCGCCACCACCACCGCCACCAAATGAGATACCAGTTACTTCAGCAAGTTTTTTAGCTTCAAAAGCCCCAGCAGCCGCGCCAAACGCAGCGCCTAGCACTGGCCCACCTATGCCAGCACCAATCTTATATGCACCAGATACAGCAGCAGGTATATTGGCAGCAGTTTCAGCAATACTTTGAAGTTTTGAAATGCCAAATTGTTCCTTGGCCCCTTTCAATGCTTCTTTGCCTAAATTCTTTTGTTTCTTTTTCTCAATACCAACTGTTGCATTGGCAGCAGCATCCCCGGCTTTCTTGGCTTTAACAAAAGATTTTGAAACCCTGTCTGCCTGTTTTTCAGCCTCATCTGCCCACATTTGTAAACCTGTACTTGGCAACTCAGCTTCAGTTAATGCAGATAACTCTGCATATGTATCATTGAATACAGATGATGTTGCATCTGCAATATTTTTAAACGTATCATTAACTTTAACGGAAACACCCGGTATTGCATCAGCCAATTCAACTAAAGTTTCATAAACTTTATAAACACCATTTACAATACCAGCTACAACGCCTTGAAATACAGCATTGATCGTTTTCCAACCTACTTTCACATAATACATAGCATCAAGCAAATAACCAATAACTTTTATAGCAATATTAATTCCACTGGAAACAGCATCAGCAAACCCACCTGAATCAACGGCGGCACCATAAAAATCATCTGCAATTTTCTTAATATATGGGGATAGCCCCACAGCAATACGATTGCCCAAACCTTCAACCGCTTTTTTTGCCCTTGTAATTGAGTCGTTTGCCTGTTCGACTTTATTCGTATCCACTCTATTTAATGCGGCACCAACAGCAATCAACTCATCTTTCATCTTGGCAAACTGCTTACTATTCATACTAGTTAGATTCAACATAGTAGCAGCACGAGCGCCATAAATATCTGTTGCAACAGCAAGTCTTTCAGTTTTATTACCAACTAATGCCAAAGCATCATTAATTTTATTAAACTGTTGTTCAGGGGATAATTGCTGCAATTCCTTGGTATTGATTCCAAGAGCATCATAAGCGCGTGTATAGGTAGATAGCCCAGCATTAGCATCACGGATACTGCGTGCCATTTTTACCATGGCTTTATCGAATGTTTTTGTTTCTACACCAGCAAGATTGGCAGCCGTATGCATAGCAGTGAGAGATTCCGTAGCAATGCCTGTAGCATCAGACATTTTGCCAACTGCATCAATAGCTTTAAAAGATTGAACCGTAATGTAGCCAAGTGCAGCAGGCCCAGCAACAAATGCCATAGCTTTGCCCGCACTAAACATGGATTTTTCAACACGGGCCATAGAACGGCGCATACGACGTGCAGACCGTTGAACCCGTGCAGATGTTTTATTTAAATTTTTATTAAATTCAGCAGTATTAAGCCCAAGGGATACAAACAAACTGCCTAATTTTGAAGCCATGCTCGCCCCCTATCGTTTTTCACGTCCTGCTTTAATTTTAAAATATATATTCCACGCCTTATATTCGGATACCGACATTTTATTAATTTCAGCTAACGTCTTACCTAGTATTTCGGCTAACTGAAATCTAAAATAAATATCAGCATCCGCTATAAGTTTTTTTCAATTTCACTATCATCGATTTCATCACCAGCCATTTCTACAACAATGCGCTCAATGACACTTGGATCAACTTCTTTCATGAAATATATTTTATGAGCATTAGCAAAAAGTCTGTTGCCATTTTCGTCCCGCGCACGCTCAATCAGAGTTTGTGCAAGTGATTCCAATGAACTTTGTGCAACATACTTAAAAATCCGATTTTGTTGTTCCAAATTCATCGGCTTATAGTATATTTTCAAAGGTTCCTGTGGATTATCACCCCATTCCGGCACTACAACAAAACTCAAATCTTCTGAATCAAGCTGTTGTTTAAAATGTGCACGGGCACGCTCAATCACTGCATTACCTTTAGCACTCATATTATACTACCGCCGCTTGTGTTAATGTGCCCGTACCTTGGAAAGTAAAAGAGACAGTAACAGTTGAGCCAATCGCATTACTCAATGAAATACCAGTAATGATACCGGTGCCAGAGAAATGCTGATCACCAGTAGTTTCGCCTTCAGGATATAAATCCAATGAAACACTTGCACCAATAGTCAATGCTTGTTGGCCAGTTGAATCAGTGCCATCGTAATGACCTTCAATAGAGCCATTCCAGCTAGACTTATCAGCGATAAAGGTTTTTGCGGTATCGGTCAATTCAGTATCTTCAACCGTATCCGCGGACTGTTCCAACGTGAACCCAGTTACTTCAAGAATGGTGTTGGCACCAACCTTTACTACGCCTTGACTTCCTATAGTAGTAGCCATTTTTCACCCCCTTACTTTTTGGGCTTGGTTGATTTTTGAGAAGTAGTAGCTGGCTTTTCTACTTCTTCCCATCCTGCTCTTTTCATGTTCTCAATCTGACTTGGATGACATTCTACAATTGTCTTGCCAAGTTTCAATGTTACAGTATTTTTTGACATCCCATATTACTCCCGGTACCAGATTTCAAAATCCATTGATACTTGAAACAGTTTAGATACGCTATCATATAAATCAACTTCATTTTGTATATAAACATCTTCAATCGTAATGCCTGAATTTGTACCTTTAAAACGTTGCATAACACCACGAATTTGCAAAGCTGTATTTACTACTTCATCCCGCGAATTTGACCATGCAGATATTTGAAAAATGGCATGGGCTAAATTTGTATCATCAGCCAAAGCTGAAACACGAACTGTACTACTACGCTCATATGTAATAAACGGATTTATTACATTCTGTGGGCCAATAATCGGATAAACACGGCCATTACTTAATCTAGCCAATTCGTCAGCTTCTGATAATAATCCATAAATAGCTAAATCAACTGTATCGGGTGCTGTCACAATCTATTTACTTCTCTCTCAATACCACGCATCAATGCTTTACCGATTGCTTTTAATTGCTCATCTTGTGTTGAATTAAAAGCAGGTGACATAAATCGTTTGGGGCGTGTACCGGATACAATAAGTCCATACTGTTTACCACGATCTAAATCAGACCCTTTACCAACCGCATGCCTACGAGTGCCAAATTCAATAAAATGTGCACGCCATGATGCCTTGCCAGATACTGTTGCAATAGCTTCTGCACCATTTTCAGTCGGTTTAAAAGTACGTACACGAATAGATTTTTTCAAATCCCCATGATCAACTTCCACATTTCGCTTAGCAGCCTTTACAACTACCCGAGCACCAGCTGCGATACTGGTACGCAGTACCCGTTTTTGCATTTTATCAGGCAATTTTTTTAAAGCCCGATCTAATTCATTAAATCCATCCGTATGAATAGTCATTTTCATTTAAGCAACACCACCATTCATACTTAAATACATTTGCTGCACAGTAATATCATTAGCGCCATCTTCATCAGTTATCCATACCTCAACATAGTCATTCGTATCAAGATGAATATCAGCACCACAGGCAATAGCAATTTGATCAGCCCCGGATGCAATCTTTTGTGTAATTTTACTTTTTGCCTGAATACTGCCATTAGCTAAACTGGCATCATAAACATAAATCCCAATTGTAAGTAGTCTATTACTTTGTGTGGCAGTTAATGATAATGAGCAATGCAAATGCACATGCACAGGCACGGCACCTGTATAGCGAATACGATTATTAACAGAGTTTGCATCAGTATCAATGGGATCATCATGAAAGGTAGTAGTGCCTTCAACTTTTACAAAAGTGCCGGCAACACTGATAGTAGTAGCAGCAGCGGCAGAAATATAACAATCCCCATGAGCATCTTCAAAAGATTTAATCAAATCTCGCATATCCTGCGCACTAATACCTTCTGTTTGCCCATCTTGAAACAGATTAGCTAATAAATCTGCCAGTGATCGTCTAGTGTCAGCCATTATGCAAACTCCGTAGTAAACTCACTTGAAAATGCATGTTCAGATATAGCTACATTAAAAGTTTCAACACAACCAAGCAGCATCTGTTTATCCATTTCATCAACATTTAATACATAGCGTATATCAAAAACCCGGCTACCATATTCTATCCGCATTTTCGATACTATATCGGGATAATATCGAATAGCAATAACAAGCGATAATTCTTCTACAATTTGTTGTGAGCTAAAATACTCCCTGCCAAACTTAGGATTAATTTCTGCCCAAAGTGCTTTAAATGTAGACCATGATTCCTGCAAGGCACCGCTGGCACTTTGAGTTTCGGTAACCCGTTTAATGTAAATCCTATTTCGTAGCTTACCCGCACGCATTACCACCGCACCAATCTGTAAGGGGCAAGCAATGCCTCATAGCCCATGGGCAAATGAGTTATCTTCAATGGGGTAGATGCTTCCCGGTTTTCATACAAATGCCCAATCAATAGAAACATAGCCGATCGAATTGCAGCGGGCACATTGGTTGACGCATCGCCATAGCCTGTAATGAATTCAATTTTTACAGCATTTTGAATTAAGCGAGTAATAGGCCAAATTTGCGAGTAAGCCCGAAAAATAGTTGCTGGCTTACGATTCACATCCAGATCATAAATAGAGGTTGCAACAGTCTGCTCAGTACCATTCCCATCAATATATGTGATAGCAGTTACTGATTGCACCGGGTTTTTCAACAATTCAATAGTGCAAGGAAAACCAAAATCATGATATTGATACCATGTTTGGGAAATCAAACATTTTTGCAAATAAGTTTCAGTATGCTCACGGGCAGCCGTAATCAAGGCACTGATTAACGTATCATCATTGCTTATATCAACACGTAAATGATTTTTAGCCTCAGTTAAGCTAATCGGTTCAACTGATGGTGCTGTTTTTAATTCAAGCCCCATGATTTATGCCTTTGCACTTTTCTTCTTTGACGCTGCCTTGGGGGCGGTGCCTTTGACAACCTCAGCAACACCCCGACGCAACCAACGATCACGGGATGCTTCATTATCAACCGTGATGATTTCACCTGCTTTAATTACAGTACCAGTTTCATCCTTAATACTGTAATCTTTTAAAAATCTTAAATTATAGGTTGTCATTGCCTATACCTCTTTATAAAAACAGGGGGTGACAAGATAGCCACCCCCTGTTTACTTCAAGTGGCTTGCGATAATTTAGACAGTTACAATTTCAGCAACTGATGATGCATCACTATCGCTTGCAACACCTGTGCGAGCATTCATACCAAACAGCACTGCACCAGCATCACTGGTTGCAATGCCAATGGTCATGCTGACCCGGACATACTCAAAACCATTTTGAATATCCAGATCATCCGCACGGAAGTTAATAACAGCCTGTTTGTCGGAATCATCCGTACCAGCTTGAGTAAGCTGAGTAATATCAGAACCCGTCAAATCCTTGGCACCGGTACCACCGCTATCAGATGCCTGCTCAATTTTAGCATCCAGTGTGGCACTGGCACCCAAGGTACCTGCCTGAATAATTGCCATCAGTTGCTGAAAGTCTGATGCTTTAACCCATCCGGTAGTTACCGTGGATGCAGCATAAGCATCAGGATCAATCACGCCAACAACAGCAGCAATTTCACTACCAATCGCATTCAAGTTCATGTGAATATCCTCTTGTTAAACCGCTGTTGATTAAGCCCGTTCAGCCAATGATACCATGCCGCTGCGAGTAGCAGTACTATTCGGCGGGGTAATAGCAGCAGACAGAACCGGCTGACCATCAACACGGAAAATAGCACGAAATGCCATAGCATCAGAATCGAAGTAAAGATGCATACTGGTTGCAGTTTCAATGCCACCGGCTTTGGTCAAGGTACGATACTTGGAGAAATCAACAAAGTTGATATCATTTGCATTACCAACAGTCTGACAAGTATCAGACATGATGATCGGGCGACCAAGCAAAGAACCCCCCGGAGTCCCCTTGAAGGAACCATTATCAATCCAAATCGGCTGGTTACCAATAGACATAAGTGGCAATTGCGGGAATACATCAGGATTGATGACCCAGACAGATCGACCCGGATTCAGCGCACGTGCAAACATTTTCACCACATTGTTTGCATTGACAGTATCGGCAGTTTGCGAAGTTTCTTTTGCAACTGAAACTTCAGAGTTATGACCGACCAGACCCAGCGGCTTGCCAGCGCCATCACCGTTCATGATCGCATCATTGGTTTTATACCGGATGCTTTCAGCAGTTTTCTTGGCAAGATAAGATGACAGGCCCGTGGTATCAGCCATCAATTCTTCAGTTACCGGTACCAGTGCAAAGAGTTTTTTCAGCCGCATGGTATTCGGCTTGATCTTTGGTTTGGTTTGGTTAGCCTGTGATGCTTCGCTTTCCCAGTATGCGCGAATACCATCCGTGCCCCATGGGGTAGTTTCATCACTGGGGAAAGTCATGCTATTACCACCGACATTCATATTATCAGTCAGCGGCAAAAAGGCATTTTCTTCCAGTGACAGGCCCCAAATTTCACGAGAATATTCAGGCGGCACAAGGAAACCACCATCAGCACCCACACTTTCATTACCATAGGTAGTAGGTGCGGCAGCACCGATAAGCAAACGCTGATCAACGCCATTCCCAACACCGGCACCGATAACGGCCATGGCAAAATCACCATAGGAGTCAAAGCCACGGCGATCATCATACGCGCGACGATCTTCGCCACCAGTAATAATGGCATCATCAGCTACTTCCAGTGCAACACTGGTATCAGCTTCAAAAGCCACCAATTCTTTTTCGCGGTCGATCTGTGCCGTCAATGACTGGACACCGGCAATCATTGCATCGTACTTGGCTTGATCAGCTTCACTGAAATCACCCTCAGCATTATCAAGCATGGCACGTGCATCTGCTACCGCCTTCTTTCGATCTTCCAGCAGTTTTGCAAGTTTCTTATTCATCGTAAATCCCTCATTCAAGGTTTTTAATCACTTTTATTGCCATGCAATCAACTGATCACAATCCTATTCAACGGAACAGGTACCGGCTTGGCAAGCCAGATTCATTCATACAAAGCTAAAAGATTCGCATTGCTTTGTTTACTACGCTGACCACGTTTGGTAGCCAAGCGTGAAATCACACTATCAATCGTTTCCACACCATCAGCCATACCCTGTGCAACTGCTTCCTTTGCACCCAGCACGCGGCCTTGACCAAATCCACTACGCACAGCTTCCGGGGTAGCATTACGATTTTTAGCAACCGCTTTAACGAAGGCATTATAATATTCATCAACACGGCTTTGAATAAAATCTTGTGCATCCTTTGATAAAGGCTCAAATGGGTTTGCTTCAACCTTATATTTCCCGGCACTGATTAACGTGGTTTTTACACCCAGCATTTCAGCCTGTTGGGAAACATCAACATGTGCGGTGAGTACACCAATACTACCAGCTTCTCCGCCCGGCGTAATATAGAATTCTTCAGCAGCAGAAGCTATCCAATAAGCAGCAGATGCAGCAAGACTATTTGCCACCGCCACAACTTTTTTCTGATTAGATGCTGATCGGATAACATCTGCCAGTTCCTGAATACCATAGACACTGCCACCGGGGGAATCAATATTGAGCACAATGGCACCAATGGAAGGATCAGCAGCAGCCTGCTGAATTTCCTTGGCAATCTTATCAGCAGACATACCACCACTAATTTCTTCCAGCATGCTAACACGTTGACTAATTACCCCCATAATAGGAATAACGGCCACCGCACCCGGCTGAGAGGCATAATCCCCGGCAGCCGCTTCATAGCGTGCCTGTGTGGCACCGATGCGTTGCTGTATTTCTTCGGTAGTGAAGTGCATACCTTGTGCAGCGTAGCCTAGCACCTCTGACATAATCGCCAATTTTTCCGGCATGATTGCCCATGGCGTATTGTTGAATTCATTTATCACATGTGAATATTTCATAACATTACTCCATAGCAATCATTTCAGTCGCTTTTGATTGTTCCCAGTTATTCAGCAAATCCATTACTGCTGCAACACCTGCAATTTCAGATGCTACAGCATGTTTTATAGCAAAGCGGCTATTCTCAAGATAATTTTGGGCATTTTTTTCAGAACATGCAAGCGCGGCAATGACTAAATCAACATGCTTATCATCATATAAGCTATCAATAGCATTCAACATAGTAGCCTTGGCATCTTCCACCGACATGCTGATAGCTTGCCTGTATGCTTTGCGCAAGCATAGCAATTCTTTATTCACAACCCTTTGTGCTGCATTCATCATAACTGCACGCATTCTGCCATCTTCATTAGGAAGTGTAGCAGCTTCTCCCTCTTGATTCTCTAATGGATCAACTTTTTCTTCCCCGGCACCTTCACCTTCTGTGGTATCGGCTGTCATGTTCATTTGTTGTAGTGGTTTATCCAAACCGGGCAATGGATTTAAGTCTTCCCATGCGCGTACCTCATTACGAGTAAACCAACCATTAACAACGCCTTCCTTATAAAAAGCAGAGCGTGCTTGTGAATCACCGCGTAATAAACCCAATACCTGAAATTTAGCAAATATGCCTTCATCTTCCAGCAACATATCACGGGCTATGGCCTGTTCCCATCGAACTAACCACGGCATCATTGTATCCGTAACAAACTCTAAAGATTGTTGCTCAATATTACTAAAAGTTGCTTTATCCAGAATACCAACTTTATGTGGGGGCACACGAAAGATGCGACACAAATCTTCATCGGAATATTTGCGAGACTCAATAAACTGGGAATCCTTATTTGTTAAACCTATTTCATGATACTTCATACCATTTTCAAGCACACCAACCCGATGCTGATTGGCACCGCCATGCATAGCTTCCCAGTCATTACGAAATTTGCGTTTAGCTTCTAAATCTTCAAACGCCCCTTCATATTCCAGCCAGCCGCCCGGCTGTGCATTATTCTTAAAAAATCGCCCGGCAAAATTTTGTAAGGCCAAACCATTCCCAACAGCGTCCATTTCCATTTCAATTGGATTCATACCTGTATAGCCATTACTGCCCATCCCTTTAAGATGAAACATGGCGCCAGCATTGATAAACCTCTTGTGACCAAGGAAAGGATCATCATAGGCATAGCGTAAAGTGCGCTCATTTACCAATTCAGGTTTAACGCGATCAGGATGCAGGGGAATTAATTCACTAACATAACCGCTTTTAAAAAATATTTCTGCATAGGCATTACCACGCATGGTGGCATGGCCCTGCATCATTTCCCGAAACTCAATGGCTGTCTGCCAGCGATTAGGACGAAGATGCAACAAGTTATACATCGGATGTTTAAAAGCCAAATCCCGGCCACCATCTTGCCGGGATTTATAAAGATGTAATGGGAGTTGCCCAACTGTTTCGGCTATAACTTTATTACAAGCAAAGATAACAGTTAGTTGCTGTGCTAATTCGGGGGAAACTTGTACGCCTGATGCAGAAAGCATACCAATTGGCTTATACCAAAAATCATCAATTTCAGAACGCCCGACTGCGCCGGTTTCTTGCATCAGGAACATTTATTGGTTTCCCCGAATTATACGCGAAGCATACAAATTCAATAGTATTAATACACTACCAGCCGCTATAAGTCCATATTCTAGCCGAATTATTCCAAATCCAACACCAAAAAGGGCAACTCCAACCAAATTTGTTATATTGTATACCCAAGCAAATGATATTTTTAAGCGCATGTTAAACCCCTAACAGGTTGTAATCCTTGCCAATTGTTGGCCGTTTTGTTTCTTGCGCGGCTAAGATTCTACCGATAGCCATTAAAATTGCAACGATTCCATCTATTTTTTCTTGACTGTTCTTTTTATCTGGTTTCAAATTATGGGCTTCGTCTTCTTTTGCTACCAAATTGCTTGCCATCCATTGCAATATTGGATCATTTCCATGGTTCAATTCATGGGAAAGCACCAATCTTTCAAGTTCTTTCATAGGTGCTGTCATGGAAGCAAAGCCTTGCCCAAATGGTACCATATTGGCACCATCATCCATCAAATCATTCACAAGTTGTGAACTGTTCCAACGGTCAAAGGCAATTTCTTGAATGCGGAACTGTTTTGATAGTTCCTTAATATCACGCTTGATGTAATTATAGTCTGTAATATTACCGGGCGTAAGCGTAAGCAATCCCATTTCTGCCCACAATGCATACGGTACATGAGCTTTTTCTGTACGCTCTTTTACGGCATCTTCTGGCAAATAGTAGCGCACCATGAATTGTGTTTTGTCGCCGGGATATTTGGGCGGGAACACCAAGCCCAAAGCCGCAATATCAGATACCGTTGCAAGGTCAAGCCCCGCATAACATTCACGGCCTTTCAATTTGTTATAGTAAACCTCACCACCACATTCTTTCCATTCTTCCATATTCATCCAAAGTGTTTCGGCATTTGTCCAAATATTCAAATGCTTGCACTTAAAATTATTCATGGCAGTAGGCATTTCTTTTGCCTTCTTTGCCTTGCGTCTTAAATCTTCAAGGCTTACAGATATGCCAAGGTTAGGATTGGCCTTAGCCCATACGCTCTCATCGTCCCATTCATCACCTTCATCAATGGTGAAGATGATGGCAAAAAAAGTATCATCATCAACCGTGCCTTCAAGTACCTTGATAGCATAGGATCGCAACTCATAACCAATACCCAGCTTATTAAATCCTGCTGTAGTAATTGTCCACATTAACGGTTGTTCCCGTGACCCTGTTGCAGTTTCCAACACATCCCACATTTCACGGGTTTTATGCGCATGGATTTCATCAACAAGACCATAGTGAACATTGAAACCATCAGCAGTATCGGAATCCCTGCCCAACGGTTCAAACTTACTGGATGTTGCCAGCACATGAAGATTGTTTCTAAACACACCAACATGCTTACGCAGTGCAGGTGACTTCTTAACCATACGTGCCGCTTCTTCATGCATGATCTTGGCTTGGTCACGCTTGGTAGCCGCACTGTATATCTCTGCGCCTTCTTCGTTGTCTTTCAACAAGCCAAATAGCCCCGTGCCAGCCAGCTTGGTTGTCTTTCCATTCTTGCGTGCTACTTCTTCATAGACTGTACGGAACCGGCGCAACCCTGTCTCTTTGTTTGTCCAGCCATATACAGAAGCCTGAATAAACATCTGCCAGCCGCTTAACTCAATGACTTCCCCTGCCCATCGGCCTTTTGAATGCCTGCAAAAATGAAAGAAGTTTATTGCACGCAGTGCCTTGGCTTCATCAAAGTAGTATGGATATTTTTTGGTCTTTGCTTTCTTTAAATCATTCAAGTGCCGTTGCACAGCAAGCTTTTCCAACTTGCCAGCAACACGCTTCCCTGATAATACATCACGGCAATAACTGGCAACATCATTCAAATTTTTATGAATCATAAATCATCAAATCCATCATCATCCTCACCCGGCGGCTTTTCGATTTTTACCCTTGTCCGGCTACTTGGTGTCATGCCAAATTCAGTCATAATTTTAAACATATTAGCCTCACATTCCTTGGCAATCTTATGATATGGGGATACTACTAGGGCACCGGAAGTGGGATGTAATTCAACCATGCCGCTGCGCGTGGCAATTTCTTTTGTGGCAATTTCCCAACGAGCAAAATTTTCACAATACATGCGTACTGCATCGGTATCAGCCATAGTAAACACTTTCATATTTACCAATATTTTTATTACACGTGGCCATGCTTTCCGCGCTTCTTTAGTCATGCCAGCAGGCGGCTTTGCATTTGCTTTTAATTTAGGTGGTTTCGGCTCATCTGTTGGCAATTTTCTTTTACCCGGATTACCCCCCACAACTTTCAAAGCTGTGGGTTTTGGTTTCCTACCTGATCTACTAGTTCCTGCCATTTTAATCACCTGTATCGCTATGTGTTACATCTAATTCTTTTAAATTTTCAAATCCCATATTTTGCGGTTGTGCGAGCAAAAC